CCGCTGGCTGCGTCGCGGAACTGGCTGGTTGTCACCGTGACACTTTACTCAACTATGAACGGCGGGGATTCCTCAATCCTCAGCGTGACATAAATGGCTATCGCCGATTCAGTAGGCAGGAGGCTTAGGGGGCTGTTGCAGTTGAGGAGGCCAAAACAACCACAGGAGGCCACATAGTATGAACGAACCATTAAACCCTAAATCAATTTTAAACGAACACGGCGCAGCAAGGTACGTGGGCCTTGCGGTTCAAACATTGAGGAATAAGCGATTCCGAGGAGAGCCACCCGTTTATTACAAAATTTCGCGAAGTGTTCGTTATCGTGTTGAGGATTTAGAGGCTTTCCTGAAGAAGCACCGTATCGACCCATAGGCGGCATAATGGAACGATTAATAAATCAATGCTCGGTCTGCGCGGGTTTGGGGACCCGTGAAAAAATGGCGCATTCCCACCGATGTGCCACCGACCGACTCATTTACGGGGAATAGGTATGAGAAAGCCGGGTAAACGAAACCGCAGCGGTGAAATCGGTGAGGCTTTCGTGCCTGTGGTCAAACACATGATTGCAAGCTCTGCATTCAAAAAACTCACCAACGCCGCACGGGTTGCCTATCTTTTGCTGAAAGCTCAGGTCAACAAGCGGGGGCAGAGGAAAGTCGTCTTCCCGTATAAACATGCCGAGCCATATATGAATCGTCACACGTTTAGCCGGTCAATCCAACAGTTGGTCGAACTGGGCTTTATCGAGAAAAGCGATTTTGGAGGTCTCTACCGCCGTACAAACGAATATCAGTTTATTGAGGAGTGGAGAAAAATAAAATGACCGCCAAGTGCCATTATCGACACTATCAACGGTGCCATTATCGACACTATCAAGGTCAATTTTCATGGTCGATAGTGCCATTATCGACACCGTCCAGGGTGGTTTTTGAGCATTTCGATAGTGCCATTATCGACACCCCTTCTAGAATTTACCATGTGTGCTTGTTTTATAGTTGGGCTTCAAGAGACAAAAAACCGCTTGATTATGCAATATCGGATGGCAGGTGATGTTTGAAAACTAATAAATGGAGGCAACATGATCAAGATAACAAACGATGTGGCAATAAATGCTGACAGACGAAGCTTCTCTATCTGTTTCCGCTACATTTACAAAGGCAAATCCTCTTGGAGGGCCGAATATTACTTTACTGACATGGACCAGCTATTCAAAAAACTGGTCAATCTTGCCATAGTCGATGGCATCAATGAAGGGTCTTGGGCATCTGTCGGCAGAAGGGTTGAGGAAACCAAGGCAATGATCGAAGAAAAAATGGCCCTGATAGTATCGCGAAACACCGTGCGTGAGGCCGCAGGGATTGCATGAGCAGGTTCTATTAAAAAAGACAACAAAGGGTATAGGGTAGAGCTTTGAATCGACAGAATCAGGCCAGATTAGGGGTGGTAATCGTGAAACTGAATCCGACCCGTCCGATGGAATGGGTGGTTTGTAAAAACAACCGCAATTCGTCAACTATCGCGTCAACCATGTCAACAGGTTAAAATCATGCCAAAACAAACAATTGATGACCGAAAATTAGTCCGCTTGGTTGACAGGGATGGGTTAAATCAATCCGAGGCAGCCCGGCGCTTGGGTGTTACCCGGCAGGCCGTCAGCAAGCGTCTTAGAGAACTTCGAGGGCAAACCACAAGGGCCATTGTGGCCAAACGGGTTGATCGAGTTGTTGAGCAAAAGCTCGATGCTATCGGACAGCTTCAGAAAATCAACGACTATGCCAATGAGCTTCTGGATCTTCTCATGCGATGGAACCGGGGAGATAGCGACGCCCTGCAGGTTTTGGAAAACCAGGTGAAGCGTGTTCGAATAGGTGACGGCGAAGAGGTGGATATTCAAGAGGTCAAGTTTAAGGACCCTCGCGAACTTGCTCTAAAGGCTATGGCCGAGATCCGCGGCCAACTCAAATTGCAGTTGGAACTGTTCCAAGCCCTATTTAGCCTGCAGGCAGCGGATGAATTCCAGAGAACTGTTTTAGAAGTTATCGGGGAGGTGGAACCTATTGTACGAGACGAGATCATACGTCGAATCAACCAAAAACGATCTGTTCGATCAGCTGTGCGTTTCTCTTAACCAGCAGTTCACCACTGCAGAGGAAGCCCTGCCTTTCCATGAATGGGTAAAGGGTATTGTTTTGGACGGTCGGCCGTTTTCATATGATCGGCATGAGTATCTGATCGAGCCATACAAAGACAGGCACCAGCATCAGATCTTCATCAAGGCAGCTCAGCTGGGGTTAACAACCCTTGCGATGCTCCGGGTGATGTACGGAGCCCGTTATGGTGGCTATCGTGGAATTTTGTATCTGTTTCCCTCAAAGAGCGATGTTACAGACTTTTCCCGTGGCAGGATAGCGCCTCTGATTGATGAAAACCCCGATACCATAGGCCAGTGGTTGCGAGACACCGATCAGGCCAATTTAAAGCGGGTTTGGGATGCCTTTCTCTATCTCCGTGGGATGCGAAGTCGTGTAGGGTTAAAGTCCATCCCGGCGGATTACAGTGTCTATGACGAGCTCGATGAGGCCCCTCAATTGGCGGTAGACATGGCAATGGAACGAATGGGACATTCCGAGTTTAAACATGCTTTGAAGCTCTCGAACCCGACTTTGCCAGATTACGGTATCGATAAAGCCTTTCAGGAGACTGACCAACGCTATTTTCTTTTGAAGTGCGAGAAATGCGGGCGGTATACCAATATGGTCGAGACGTTTCCTGATTGCCTGAAGACCGTGAAGGGTAAGGTAATCCGTGCCTGCCTGAGATGCCACTCGGAACTAAATCCCTCTATTGGTGAGTGGGTGGCAAAAAAGCCCTCAATAACTGACAAGCGAGGTTATCAGTTTTCTCAGCTTTTCAGCTATTATGTCGACCCTGCTGACATCCTTCATCAGTTCCGGACCACCAATAATCTAACGGATTTCTACAACCTGAAAATAGGTGTCGCATACGTAGAAGCTGAAAACCGACTATCAGTTCAAGATGTCCTCGCTTTGTGCGGCAATGATGGAATCGCCAGCAGTGACCGCGGACCATGCACCATGGGGGTAGATCAGGGGAAGGACCTCCATGTTGTCATTGGCAAAATGTCGAAGCTTATCCATCTTGGGGTCTACAAAGACTGGGAAGAGCTCGACCGGCTTATGGATAATTTTCATGTCAGTCGGTGCGTTGTAGATGCCCTTCCGGAAACACGAAACGCTCGAGCTTTTGCGGAACGCTTTAAAGGAAGGGTTTACCTCAACTATTACAATGAGCATCAGAAAGGTAGTTATGCCTGGAATGAACGGGAGATGCTTGTAGCTTGTAATCGCACAGAGAGCCTGGATGCCTCGCATCGGGAAATTTCGGAAAGGACTCTATTTATCCCCAGAGAAACCAAGGTTGTTCGAGAATTCGCCGATCACATGCACAACGTTGCCAAAAAGCTTGAGGAAAACGAAGAGACCGGCTCAAAGCGATACATTTACGTGAAACTTGGGCCTGACCACTTCCGGCATGCATTTAATTACGAAACAATGGCACGGCAATTCGTTGGCAAAGCCTTCTTTGCCGGGCTACCACTCAATTAATAGGAGGCTTAATGGAATACGCAATAATCAAGGCAAAACGAGAAAAAAATGGGACAATCACCCACGAAATGAACGACGGTGGAAAACTGGGTTACGTTGATATTCGCGGCGGTATAGCCTGGCCTGATCTCGCCAGCAATACCCCAGCGTACTATTGCATCTTAGGTGTCGAACATATCCCGGCACCTCGATACGAGGGCGTGAAGCCTCCTGAAGGCAGCTTATGCCTATTGGCTGAATACCAAGCGGACTCTCTTTTAGCGCAAACATCTTTCCTTCGCCATCTTACCGACGACGCCCAACGGCTCTATTGTCGTGAAATTTATGCTACGGATGTTGAATGCGCCGGCAAGGAGAGGAGTCCAAATGTAATTGCCTATGAGCGGTTTTGCTCAGACAACAAAATTCGCGATCCTTACATTGCGTTGAAGCAAGCCAGCTTTATTGAAAAGTTCACGTTAGCATTTATCGAGACTGGTGCGCGGCGAGAGCGCGGTGCGATCAGCATCCCAGAGGCAACCCTTTTACATCAACAACTCATGTCCGCTGGCCCAGAGGATTTAAATGGCAGTATCGGCCCCAAACTCAACGCGATTAATGCCTATCGATACGCTCTGGCATCGTTCGTCAAATCGCCACCTTCCACTGGAGGGGTATTCACGCCAAAAAGGGCATATAGGCCTCAAAGGAAAGGAGGGTTAAGTCGTTATGTTTAATAGGAAATTTATAGGTTTTATCTTGTGACCTGACCTGTCACACTGAGAAGTTATAACAGCCTCACACCCAAAATATGGAGACTAGTATGCAGCATCGGAAATTGCTTGAACTGGATGAGAATGGCATTGCCAGCATGGATCGTGATCACCTGAAATGGGCGCGCCTCCTGCTGCAATCTGATCTGTGATTGGTGGGTATCCGCTTAGATGACCGAGACAGAATGAAACCCGACAGAATTGTAGAGTTGTATGCTGAGCGTAATAGGGTCAAAAGGGCAATAGGCAAAATCGAAAAACGGATTGATGCGCGGGTGAAGATGATATCACAACACCCCCAAAACTTGCGAATAGTTGGAGCTATGTGAAAGACCAACTTGCCATCCCTGGTACGCTTTAATAGCAGCTAGTACAAGTTGGCCAAGTTTGCTGATAGAGTTACAATATCACAAAAATAAGAATCAAATTTAAGTCTTAATTTTGGAGGCAGTATCAGTAAATTAGAATTTATATCCAATACTAAACCCTGCATAATGTGCTTCATTTTCGTAAGTGCCGCTTAGAATTGAATTCCGCACTGTGCGATCTTCA